CTTTAGAAGAGTCTTTGTAGAAACAATCAAATGGTTTTGTAATTAAACAATGTATACAAACCTTCAATCAAATCTCCTTAAAAATTAAACACCAGCAGTGCCAGTACCACCGGCAAGCTGTGAATTGTTGAGAGTAACAAGAATCTTAGTGTAGTTACCAGTTACTTCATTACCAACCTTCTTAGACACACCAGCAATCTTCAGAGGAAGTGTTGCTGTAGTACCCTTGTCGCCAAGGTCAGCAGAGTGTTGTGATGCACCTGTGGTTGTAGAACCAGCACCTGCATACAGGTTACAGTTCTGACCAACATCAGCTACTGCAAATGAATAAGCAGCGCCACCATTGGTAGCTTCTACTTCATGCACAATATCAGTTGCATCAGCAACAAGAACATAACCAGCAGTAGAAGCAGCCAAGTATTGTGGTGTATCTAGTACGATAGAACCAGTAGACATTGAGCCTTCAACACGATCTAGCTTAGCGTTACCAACGCCAACTACAACACCAAGAGCAGCAGCGCCTGTGCCAGCAGTACCAGCAGTAGCAGGAACAACATGCTGAATACCCGCGGCATTACCGTCAGCAGCAAGCTTAACCAAGTCACCAACAAAAATAGCAGTTCCGTTAGATGAGGATACTGCATATAGAGTAGCTTGTCCATTGTAAGCACTACCGTTTTTGTGCTGTACTGGCTTCAAGCCATTGATACGAGAAATATTTGCCATTTATTAATAGCCTCCTTAAGTTTAAAAATTAAATAAGAAGGTCTTATTAAGAGAACTTCACATCGCCGTAGTCAGCACCAGCTTTAGCATCTTTACGAATTTGAGATTCAAGTTCGTTAACTTGCTTGAGCTTTGCAGCTTGATCTTCGTCGTACCAATCTTTCTTGATACGCATCACATAGCCTTGTTGACCACCACCAACTGAAACCTTAATAGGAGAACCTTCTTGAGTAGCCTTAGCCACCCGTCGATCACCAACTTGCACGCCTTGGTCTGTAACAATTTCATAACCAGCAGCTTCAAGTTGTGCAACACGATCACCTTCATCGTTAACAACACGATATTGGTATCCGGCTTCTTGGCCTTTAATCTTTAGCACGTTACGAGTTCCATTAATTGGTGTACGGGTAGGACGTGTAGATTTTTTTTCTGTTGTATTAGCACTCATTGCTTTTTCCTCTTTTAAAATTAATTACCACGAACAGCTTTAAGCTGTGCTTTGTATTCTTCTTCAGTCATCACACCACTGCGAACAAACGTTTTCATAACTCGACGTTCTTCATCAGTAAGTTTAATATCTAATTTACCACCAGTTGATGTTCCAGAAGGAGCACCACCTTCGACAGCACTAGGTTGTGAACGCTTTGGATTAACAAACTTGTCAGGGAAGCCACGCTTTACCTGAGCTTCAACATATTTCAAAACCTCAGCAGGAGTCTTGTCTGGATTACTTTGTGCGTGCTTAACACCAATTGCATCAGCAAATTCACGCATTTCAGTATCGTTTACATACCATTTGTTATTAGATTTCCAATCAGAAAATTCTGGATTTTCTTTTGGTTCTTGTTTAACTTGTGGTACTTCTTTATCACGACGCTGTTGTTCACGAAGTTCAATAATTGTATCATCAATTACAATCAACTTGTCAGCATCACCTTCTTCCAGAGCTTGTTTCTTTTGTACTTTTAGTTCAGCAAGAGCACGTTGATATTCAGTCTCTTTTACTTTACTATGATGTTCTTGTAGCATTGTAAGAACTTTCTTTGTTTCCTTAAGTTCTTTACCCATGTGTTCAATCTTCTCAAACAATGGTTGTCTACGCACAAATTCAGCAGCATCAATAAACTGTGATTCATCACCATGAAAATCTGCTTTAGGTCGCCAGCCCAATTCACGAGCTTTTACCTCTACATCATTTTCTTGTACAACTTCTACTTGTTCTTCCTGTGTGGTTTCTACCACTTCTTGTTGAATCTCATCACTCATCTTTTACTCCTTAATAATGGCTACAACGTCTTCGTCGTTAACCAAAAGATAATCAACACCATCTACATCACGAACGTCTTTACCAGAATATTTAGCAAAGTAAATTGTATCACCAATTACTGGGATTTCAGTAGCACCATAATCCCTATATGCTGTTTCACCAATAGCAACAACAGTTCCAATTTCAACTGCTCTTGCTTCTTTTTTAGTGTCATTATGTTCTGGTAAAGCTAAACC